AGAGGGAAGTACGACAATTGTTATCTCATCCGAAGATAATACTTCTCCACCAACAGAAGCCTCAACTTTTATATCGACTGATCCTGGAGTATCAAAACTTAATGATTTAGGGTTTCCTCCTCCTTCTGAAACATATCCTTGTGAGGCTACCTTTGTAAACCACTCATATATAAAGGTCGGCGCACCACCCCCAGCTACCGTTGTAGTAGCTTCAACGTCGAAAGGGATCCCTACTGTAACTGTTCCAGGATCAGTTATAGTGACAGTAGTTGGGGAGTCTTGTACCACTATAGGGAAGGTGGCTTCAGCTTCAGTAATCTCTCCTGAGGAGTGAACTTTTACAGTAAGATTAAAAGTTCCATCTGTGTTATATGTGTGAGAAAAATCATACTCAGTAGGACTAGTAGGGTCATCAGGATCAGGCGCATAAGGTACACTCACAGGGGAGGTTCCATCCCCAAAAGAAACTACAACGTGTGTCAGTGATGTTACATTTCCAGGGTGAACTTCAATTGTAAATAACGCTGTAACGTATTCTATTGGACTCTGCTCTAAAGGAGGTGCGGTCATTGTTATCTGCGGGGGGGGTGAAGTTTCTTTTGGATATCTGAATTTTATCTCTATAGCTTTACACACTCCGTCTGAAGTTTTTACAAGATTTTCATCTGCAAGTCCAAAAAGAATAAGTACTGCGAAGTATGATCCAAAATTTGCGCTAACAAACTCTGCGGATCCTGCACCCTGAAGACCGGGGCTCTCTAGATAAGAAACAATACTCTTAGCAAAATTTTGAGCAGCCTCCCACTCAGTACCCCAAGAATGGTTCTCATAAGTATCTATAGCAACTAGTGGTTGGGTAATAGTTATGTAATAGAATAATGGATACTCTTCGATCTTTGTTACCCAAGGTCCCGCGCCCCCAAGAACACAATAAGTGGAGGGTTCGGTCCCGCCTCCATCATCACCATCTGGCTGTCCCGTACTAGTAGGAGGAACAAAGTCTGTGGGTAATCCGTAACCAGGCAGGTAGGACCCGCACCCAAAGGTAGGGTCAAAATCAGCCATTACAGAAGTCCTTTAATATTGAGAGAGTTAGACTCTTTTAGGTTTCCGTGTAAGTATTGAACTTGAGTATTAGGAATTCCTGTCATAGTCCACATTACAGTTGGGAGAGTGCAGACTCCCATACTTGGGTTACCCACAAATCCAGTCATGTCAGTGGTATTATCATCAGCCATATCAGCTTCTATAACCATTTCTACGGGAACCATGAACGTGGAGAATCGTTCTATGTTTGTCCTATCTACTATTTTGTTGGCATAGCTAGCGTATTCGTGGGATCCATGTTCCGAGTACTCAGCCGGGAATCCAACATAGATAGTAAAGTTATCATCACCTTTCTCGACCCACCAATCAGATACTGTTGCATTATCGTACCCTCCATTTGAACCTGCGTCTGAAATAGGTACACAGTTATTAAACTTTACATCTATGGTATAATCTGCTAGCCAAGTAGGTCTATCAAATAAAATCTTCTTTTTTACGAAGTAGAAGGAGAGTCCATCACCTGAGCCTGATTTGTTTCCTTGCCCACCGTGAAACTCATCCCTTTTAATATGGGAGGGGACGGGCATTGTTCCGTCATTATTAACCTTTCCACCTAGACTGGAGTATACGAACTTATCTAATTTCCTATCTCTAGTGTTGTAGTGATCAATATAATCATGAGGAAAGTTTCCAGGATCTGATTTAAATAGAGAGCCTACCCAGTTAGCGTGATCCCAATCAGGAAAAGAAGGTATAGTTATAAGGGGGCTACCCCCCAGCATCGGGAACCCGTAGTTCTTTCTAACTTGCACTTTACTATTACTTAAATCAGCCTCGGTGGAGATTACCCCACCTTCCGGTTGGAAATCGTGCCCTAGTTCTGCTGACAGAAGTACAGCTTCTGGTCCCCAATGCCAACCTCCGAAAACATATCCTGTAGCGACCGTTTGTATTTGAGACTCAGCACCGCCTCCCCCTACTAAGTCAATAACGTTGGCATTAAACTTCCTAAGCTCTGAATCTAGTTGAGCTTTTCCAACAGCAGGGTTTGCTAAAGACAATTGGGGCATTGCAGCAGCAATTCCAGTACGCTCACTATAAGTTAGTTCAGCAGTTCTGAATAAAGGTCTGATGTCAATTACATCTTCAACATCTACGTCAATATCAGTACTGTTAACAAATACGTATGCTACAGGAAGAATACTTTGACCTACTAATTCAATAGCTGAATCTTCTAGTGCCTCTGATAGTAGAGGGGCAATATTCATAAGGTCATCTGGAGAAGGGAAAGACCCTTTTACGTCCACAGAAATATCATTTCCTGATGCTGAAATGAATCCCCCAGGAGATTTAGTATCCCCAGGGTTGGCTAGTAGTTGGGGATTTCCATTAGCATCGTAAGAGATCACGGGGGAGTAGTCGGTTTCAATAGATCCCTCTGCTAGGGATGCTCCAATTCCTGCCCCTCTAACAATACCTAGGGTAGGTGTACTAATCGTAGAGACTTTCCCACCATCAAAGATCTTAGTGGACGCTTGATCCACTGCTTTACTGTAGATGAAAACTAGGTCAATTCTACTTTGGACACCCGCCACCTCCTGCTGATCCCCGTTCGCATCAGTATAACTGAAGTCTGAGCTATTCCACTCAGGGATTTGAATCTCTAACTCCTCGGGAACATCTACAATAGAAGTCCTAGCTACTCCTCTCCAATACTTAATAAAGTGGTTCTCAGCTAAAGGAAGCTTACCAAACCCAACACTAACTGATAGTGGATCGGAGCCTTTGATTATGTAGGTTGAGGTTGCATCATCCTTAGACTTTGCCCAAGTTATTGCTTGAGAGTAAGGGAACGGACCCGCTTTACCTGCCCCAGAGAATCCAGAGTATTGAAGGGGGGAAAACATAGAACCAGCAAATGCTCCAGCTTCGTCTTCATTTCTTACAGCCCAAGTGAATGCTCTTTCATCAAGACCGTTAGCTCCAATGAACTGATCCCCGCTGATAGGAGATTCTGTAAACTTAGTAACCGCAGTAAGCAAAGCTGAGTTAGAGATAAGGGTTGATGCATCCCAAGCATCAGTCTCGGCTAAGGCTGTACCTAAAACTTGAGTTAATGTTTGGAGTCTAGTCTTACTAGAAGCATCATTGACCCTAGCGGTGAATCGCCCAGGTTTTACTCTAACCACTCTATCACTACCCAAAGCATAGGGGCGAAGCTCATTGATGTTCACTCTATTTACAGAGAGATTACTTGAGTCTGTTTCCTCTTGTTTAAGTTGATCCTTTAACCATTTAACATTTTCTTCCAACTGTTTAAGTGGAATGTTATCTACTTCCCAATAGTAAGGGTCGTTAGCTTTGAACAGACGGATTGGATCCGTATACTTGTAAGGACTATCGTTATACTTAGTTAAAGCCATTAGTTATCTCTCTCTAGGTCAAATACGTTTGATGATTTAGTTCCAACTATACTGTCACCAGAGTAGGCATCGCTTGCTCTGTTTGTATCCAGTCTGGATCTATATATAGTTACTTTTTTAGGTCTTCCTGATCCACCTAACGCACAGTTCTTAGCATTCGCAAAGGAGTCTGCGGCTGATTCATCCAGCATACACTGCGTTGGGTTTTCTTCTACAAACTCAGAACAATAATAAAATCCAGAAGTTCCTAATGTATCTAAGATTCCATCTCCATCAGAATCATAAAGTTTAAGAAGTTTCTGTGATAAAGCACTCACAGCTAAAGAGTCTGCTACCCCGTCTAATGCTAGTGCTGACAGAGTTCCTGAGAAGTTGTAACCTTGTGAAAAGATTTGGTGAGCAATTCCAACTTCATCTGTATTCTCCGCTGTTAGGTATTTAGCTTCAGGTGATACCGAGAAGTATAGTCTGAAGATTCCCCTATTAGCCTGTACCCCTAATCCTGAAGAACCATAGTTATAGGTGGTGGTAGAGCTAACTACTAAGCCTCCGTCAGATATACCTTGATGAATACCTGCATCAGATGCATTATAAGGATAATAGTTATTGAAAGGGGTGTTATAAGACGTTCCGGGTTCTAGTACGAAAACAGAAGATCCTGCTCCGTAAGAGTCCAAAATGCTCAGTTTTCCAGTGTTTGGAGTTCCTGCTGGCGCACCTGAGGCTGTGTTCCCAGCAGAGTCTAGCCAAATGGCACTTGGACCATAATAGCTAGCATCTCCAGGATAGGAACCACTCACAGATAAGTTAGAAGCTTTAAGTTTAGATTGATCAGCAATGTTCCAAATCATTAGACGGTGGCAAGTGTCTCCACTAGCATCGAACCAAGCTTTATTCAGAGCGTTGTCCGCAGTTCCAATAGGGAAGTGAACATTGTCTACTTCTACTACACTATTACCTAATGCTCTTACACACATTCCACCTAGAGTTAAAGCACTCAAAGTTGTGAAGGATGGACCTGTCACATAGTTATTAGTAGCATCAAAGTATTGGTTTTGGTTACCAAGCTGTGTGAATGCTGGATGGGATGGGATTGAAGTTACTGCACTTTCAACTGCTCCTCCAGATGCACACAGAGTTTCGTTTTGAGGGTTAGGGAAGAACTGCAAGGATCCGTTAGAAGTATATGCGCTAGTTCCCATATCATCTGAACGATAACCAGAGTCTGCGATTGCAGTAGCATCCCAGAAGTTCATGTAATCCCCCAGATCTTTGGCTACAATTGTTGAGTTCTTATCTGCAACTAGGCAAGATCTAGTAGAGTGAAGCTCTACTGAAGTATGGTTTTTGAAGTCATTCAGACCAAACCCGCTTGAGTCGTATGTTTTTGTTCCTTTTTTGTGGGGAGGACATATTTCAATCACAGAATTATTACTCGCTAAAACATCAACACCGAACTGAGAGATAACTGTTGGTCCGTGAAGTCCAATCTTAGATCCATCCTCAGCATACAATCCAGCTACGTGCTTCTGGTAATTGTAAGAAGGAACTCCTGCGATAAACGTACAGCCTGATCCTGTTCCATAGAACTCAATCTCTGAGTTGTTAGACGCTTTAGCAGCTAGTCCAAATGCAGGTGAGTTTGCAGTAGTGTGGTCTGTGTTTAAACCTCTAGGAATTATTTTAGAGTGTAAAAACTCAGCCTTAGAGTTATTTTCTACTGAGATAGAAGGGAGAGGTGAAGTGTTCCCGTCTAGTACAATCTGACCATGACCTGATACGAAACTCATATGTCCGTAAGTGTCATTCATTGAGTCTGATCTTTTGAATCCGAAGGAGCTTCCTTTGTCAATAAGGAGATCTTGTCCATTCTTTTTAAAGTCTACTTGGTTCCTAACGGTTTGTCCTGCTGTGGTGAAAGACTTCCCACCGTCCCATAGAACATCTGAGTTTGTACATTCAAGTCCAACGTTTTGGTTTCCCTCAACGCAGAGTTCTTCATACTGTAATTTAGAATTGTTTAGAACAAGTCCAGCGTTATTATGGAATACGTCAATAGCTCCCTTCAAATCAATCTCTGAGTTAGTAGCAAGGAGTCCAACGTCAGTACTGCGATTAACATTAAATCCACTTCCAGAGGAGCCAAGGGATAAGACTGTCCTTTGTATACCACCTGTTAGCTTAGAGTTTGATAGTCTAACTCCTCCATGACATCTAGATGCAGAGAAGTACTCATCGTCTCCAACAGCTTGAGAGTCTGTCAAACCATTTATTACAACATTACTATTATACGAGTCTAGTCCCCAGCCTTCATTAATTCTAGCAGTAGATGAGGACCTCTCGTAGATTCGGAAAGCGTGGTTCTGTCTGGAGAGTACCACATCAGAGTTAACAAACTTGAATCCCGTATCGTTACACCTAGCTACAAACATATCCTCTAAGAATACTTTTGAGTTTTGGATTAGGATACCATCATTTGTACCCGTACCGTTATCAGCAGCATTACCATCTGATACAAATCTTCTAATGTAGATGGGTCCATCACAATTCTTTACACTAATCTCAGTAAAGTGATTAGAGTAGAAGAGTGCGTAAAAGGGTGACACAATATCCGAACCACCAGCTTGCGACCTTGTTTGTGTCCCCAGTAGATCCGTGTAGGGGTCTGTAGAGGATATATCTAAAGTATGGCGAGTAGCATCTGTAGTTACTGCGTCATAAGATCCTAGAGAAAATTTGTTAGCTGTGCCTAAAAAAGATCCAGTAAAATCCAGTCCGTAATTGGTAATACTTCCCTTCGTTGAGGATCCGTAACCACCAATTGTGTAGATTCCATTCGCTAATCTCGTATCCAAGCTAGTAATGCTTGACAATACAGTAGAACTAAGAGATAATGCAGACGTAGCATTCCAATAACCACTCAGGTCTACAGAAGATAATTCATAAAAAGCTGTGAAGGGGTCTTGGGCTGTATTATACCTAGTAGTTCCCCAGGTTGCTGTGGGAGAGGTGGTATAATGTTTAGCAAAACCTCGGTTAATAATCTCAAGAGATCCTTCCTCAGCGAACTTGATATTATGAAGTTCAAGCTTTCCTAAGTCTCCGAAGTTAGCTACTTCAATAATAATAGGGAATCGGATAACCTCAGGGAGTGCAGCAATGCAAGAACTAACATCGGTGAATAGGTTAGTATTAGCGAGTAAGTCTGCTGCTGGAGCATCTGCGGACACAGCTAGAGCCATTCCTGGGATAGATGACGTAGGGAATCCTGCTTTCTCCCAAAGCTCTAAGGTGCGTTCCTCTAGGTCGTAGAGAGGAAGGTTATCTTGCTCCCAGTTATAGAAGGAGCTTGTGTCGTACTTCGTTACTTCCGAAGTCCAATTGTTGTAAAGGCTAGCACTTCCACTAGCTGTATAGATATCTGTTGCGGAGAAACTCATGATTAGAAATTCAGGGTCCAGCGAAATATAAGAGAGAAGTCTGCTGTCTTCAATATATCAGAAAAGCTTCTATAGGCTACTAGAATACTTCTGTCATCTGCTACTTGTCCAGTTGGGTTCTTCATGAACAGTCCAACCTCATTCAATTCGTCTGACACGTTAGCCATTTCTTCATCTACAACCAAAGTGTATCTTACTGAAGTGTCATCAATTCTTGTTACCTTACTAGCTGGGATTAATGCAAAGGCTGCGGTAGCTACTGCTCCGTTAACTAACTGCTCTCCCTCCTTAATATAAGAGTTGGCTTCTGTTCCGTAATTAGCAAAAGATAATCCTCCAGAGAGTTGGAAGGTTGAGCTAACCTCTAACTCAGACCCTCCTGAAGTTCCAAGTTGAAATCTATCAATCTGATAGTCTACAATTGAAGGTGAGCCTGATCCCGTGAACAAGTAACTTAGACCTACTCCCATACCAGATACGATGATGTTATGGTCATCGAAGATAACTTCTTCAGTACCAGTAACTTTATCTCTTTTGGACACAATAAGATGTCCTGTTATACCTATCTCTTCTGTAAAATTTTTCATTATAGGAATTTAAGTCTCCAAATTACTTTTATATCGTCTGTAGAGAGGGTCGTAGCTTTGCCTAGAGCCGCCTCATTGCTGGTTTCGCCCTCTGGGAACGTTGCTGTTATGTCAGTATTAAATACTTTCCTTGAGAACAGTTTATAAGTTCTATTAGTATTTAGAGTGTTGAACGTAAAAGGTGGACTATTACCTGCTACCATAGAAGACTTTCCATCTATAGACCACAGGCCCATTGTGGATATTCCCCCATAAAGGTTCGACCCTCTTGCATCCCCCGAAGCTATCATAACTTCGTATAGAACTTCTCCTGTACTTGAAAAATCAGATCCTGCGCTTATCGTTAATCCACTATAACTACTTGATAAGGAGTAGGTAGAATCTTGGACACTAGACATAATCATATTAACAAATCCTAGATGGTCCATACTACTGGCTGAATTAAAGCCTCCGCTTAGTGTTCCTGAGAAGGTTAAATTAGCTAAATCTGTATTAGCTGATCCGTCCACGGAACTAAACATGTAGAAGTTAGAGCCTCCGTTAGCACTACTATCTGGGTAGCATCCTAATATAGATCCTATAGAGTTGGATGATGTAGTTACTCCTAATAGTTGCTCCGATAGTGCGGAACTATTACTATACAGCCCTGAGGTATTATTAACTGATAAGTAGTTAACATTCTGCCCAGCTAGAACTGTATAAGTCTCTAGGCCACTCGTTACGCCTGTAACCTTAGATGCGGTCCCTAAGAGGATGTCCGTTGGGCTAGGGTATTCGGGGAGGTCTATATCTGGAGTATATGCACTTGTGGCTAGCTGGGCCACTCCCGATAAGACGGGGTTTGATGATGTTACAATACACAGTTGACCTAAGGAGTTTATAAATGTATCTTTTACATCAGTATAGTAATGGGCATTCCTTCCATATGCATTATTTCCTTTCCCAAAAGAGATAGCTTGGATAGTGTAGTTAGACGTATCTAATAGACTTGAAGCCGAAGGTATAGTAGCATAAGTAGGAGATACTGTGAAAATATCAGCTAATAACTCAGAAGCTCCGTCAACAATGAGATTATCTTCAGAATGAACTAACTTCCCCTGTTTGTAAATTTCTACTACGCCTCTCATTAGTTCTCCACTCCTACTTCATTTATAGCTAGGTTAGTAAGGTTGAACTTCCCCGCAGTAGCAGCCGCAGAGCGGCTTTCTACTAGAGGAGAATCTCTATAAGAAATCCTACTTCCACCACTAACGTCTAAAGTACCTGATGTTTGTGTCGCATCCCTGGAAGCTAAATTTGTAGAGTATACTCCTGTTCCAAACCCTGCAAGACCAGAGAAATACTTTAAAACCTCTCGTAGCTCTTCAGGAGACAGTTTGTATCTTTTCTGGTTTGCTTCTCGTATCATAGGGTGATTAGACTCATAGGCATTATATCCTGTAGGGATGCTTGCCATCTCGTTTAAAGTAACATCGGTAAAGGTTATATCGTCAATAAGTAAAAACTTAGATGTTTCGTTTGAGTTTAAGAAGAAGATTTCTATAATATAATTAGTATCGGGTCCATGTACAAGCTCCGATATACTATAAAACTCCTCTGGTACGGGAATGACTTTCAAGTACTCAGAGTTATTATAGTCAGTCTCATTTCTTGTGTCGAACTCAAAATTAGCGATTGAGAAGCTAGAATCATTAAAGTTTTTAATAACTGCTTTGTTATCTTTTAAGTTCTGAGTGATCGTATCCTTATTACCTAAACAAGTAACCTCGTCAAACTTAGAGTATTCTAAGTGGTTTGGGTGGAATTGATGCTTGAATGAGAGGGTGTTCATAACTAACTCCTTGCTTATATCGCTCTCATTAGTAAGAACCCAACTTCCCCCAGGAATCTGGTTGGGTAGGGTAAGTTTTTCGGACTCTGTTCCTGGAACAACACCCCCTTCGTAAGTAGGGACGTACTCTGTGAAGGGTGTTTTAGGAGCCCATGACCATAGTTTCCCCCCTTCCGATTTTGTATGAATCCAAACACCCATTAAACCGTTTCCTACGGTAGATTCGTTTTCATTACCAACTAAAGCTTTTACAGATAAGTTAAATCTGTGGTTTTCAATTAGAGGGTTCCGTGTACCATAAGCGGATAAATCAAATCTAAGTCTAGGAAATCCTGTTTTAGATTTACACTTTATCATAGGGTTCCCCATATAATACTGATTCTTAGCATTATTCTGTGATACAGGGGGTACATCATATAAATAGAAAGCGTTATCCTCAGAAGAACCTGAAGTATTCACAAATTCAATTCCACTAAGAATATGAGGGTTTCTAAACTCGGCATGGTTAGCAGACCCTTGTACAAATGTTCCCCCTAGAGGAACAACAGAATCTCCATTTGAGCTAGCAATATAAGTTCCAGAGGCATATCCTGGACCGTACTGCTCAACGGCACAAACAGAGAACACACCTGACCCCGCACCATAAGATATAGGTATGGCACTACTTAGCTCCGTTGTCCTATAAGTGCCTTCGCTTGTAGTCGCAGCAGACCCGTCAAGCTGGAAGTCTATATTATGCAATCCCTTTCCGTAAGTATGTGCTAGAATACTGAACCCATTAGTGTCCACAGAGTTCTTACCTAAGCCATGTGTATTATAGAATGATGTGTACTTGTTAAATACTTTGTGTAGATCAGACCCGAAAGCAAAGTTTTGATACGCATCAAATGTATCCAATAATAATCCGCTAGCAATAGCTGAGTTTGCGTAGCTAGTTATATTATCCTTCCAACTATTTTCGCTTTGTATTATAGTGTTAACGTCTTTAAAAACCTCTACAAAATCACCCTTAACAACCTGTGCGCCCCATATGTGGAAGTTTCTAGTAGCCAAGTCTGAGGCTATATTGTCAGTATGGAAGTATAAAGAGGCAATATTAGCTAGAGATTTTCTCTTAAACTTAAACCTAAGGTCCCACCATAAGTCATCTATTTTTGTTAAAGAAACAGCATCTTTACCAAAAAAGTACGCTGCCTTCCAAGAGTAATCGACCGTCCACGGCTCATCATAAAAGTCGAATGGGGTTGTCAGTACTCCAGTATCAAGGTGACAGGATACGGTAAGATACTCTTGGGAATTGGCCAGTAGAATATCTGAGTCTCCGACTTCGTTTGGTGATCCATCCGAATAGTCATCTCCCCAAGTCCAAAGGAGTGCCTGTACTAGTAGAGGCTTATCGGTATAAGTAGTCCCATCTCCTACAGATATACAAACTCTTAACGTATAATAGTCATCATCACTCTCAGTGATCAATTCTTGATTCGTCCCTTCGAATACCTTAGCATCTAGTTTTAGGAGATAAGGGTTATCCGGATCAAACCACCTCGCTTGTCCTTCTATTAAATCAGCGGTTTGGGTTCCGTCTGGGGCGATAGCCACATTTTGTGTTCCAATCCCATGTACCTTGAACTTATTAGACCAAGAGCTTCCGCTAATGTCTAATGAGTCAATACAAAGATTATCTGTCTCTTTAGCTAAGTAGGTAGATACATACTCTGATTTAATAGAACTAGGATCTATATTTAAAGACTCAGCATTATGTCTAGCCTTCTCCTCTAATGCCTTATGCATGACCCCATAGATTCCAGGGGTTTGTCCTCTATCAACATACCAAGCATGTGCAGAAGTAGAAAAGTAATTAGAACCTAAAGAGCTTAGTCCTCTATAAGGAAACGTGTTACTAGTATCAACCCCGTGGAACGTTGAGTCAGAACCCAAGTTCTCGCAGCTATGCCAAATTCCAGAAGCTTGACCATCAACAACTGGCGAAAACGATTGCGAGGATGGGATAAATCCTAGTGTCAGTTCTCCTTGTGAGGATAAGGTAGAGTTCTCTAAAGCACTTGGATCCCAAGATACAGGACCGTTGAATCCCGTTCTATCGTAGTACCCTTCTTTAGGTAGAGTAAACTTGTGGTTCCTTCTTCTTAGAGAACTTCTCCCAAATTGACCTGACCAGTAATCTGCTAAGGTTTCAGTAGGTGAGGGGGATATGAAGTTAGCTCCAGGCTCTAAAGTTCCCATATGATCAACGTTGCTAACCTTTGATCCTTCAGAAAATCTTCTAAATTTATTTCCTCCAGCTAAATTACGGACGTTAACTCCAGAAACCACACCATTTCCTAGTACGGCTTCAACATTGTAACCCCCTGTATTATCATCCTTCTTTAAATCTAAGAACTCAAAGTTTACACTTGACAGAGTAAGAGAGTCGGTAGAACTAGCATTAAGGTTAACCTTAGGAATAGCGTGAGCAGGAGCGAATTTCCTTAATACAGTAGCTATATTTTGTAGCCCATACTTTCCGTTGTCATCAACATTAGTAGAAGTGAAATTAAAATCAGAACTTTCAAAGTCTAGGAAAATATGAGATGACTTACCACACCATAAATCTAGTAGGTTCTTCTGATAAGTACTAGTGTTGGTTATGACAGTATTGAAGTTAGGGGCGTTTTGGGGACTGTCAAATAATAAGAGGGTCGAGTTTAGAGACTGTAGGTTTGAATCCGAAAGCAGGGAAGCTCCTTCAATATAAGAAACAACTTGCCCAGCAAAGGTTTCTGATACACCAAAGCACTTAAGCCTGTCCTCTAGGTAAGTTAGAATCTGCTTAGTTAGTCTCCACTCTTCATAGTACTTAAGTTCCTCAAAAGGAGGAATAGGGAAGTTGTTATGTCCTCTAAAGTTGAAGACAAAGAATGGATCTCCTTTATGGATTAGGTATTCACTACTTAGAGAATACTTAGAACCAGTCATATATATGCCGTAGCCGAGGGGTCCTAACGCCTTAGAAGCTTCCCACGCAGATATCTTTCCAGACTTCTTAGCATCACCCCTAGAAATATCATACTCATCTGATTCTTCAGAGATATAAATATAATCTTTGGCTTCAGGATCGTGGCCGACTGCATAAAAATCTGCTGGCTCCCCGAAATTGTCTGATACGTAAAATCTGCTTACAGGGAATACACCCTCAGCAAATGAGAACATATCAGGGTAGGCTCTGTACATATCAAGTAGAATATAATCTACTACTATTTTAATGTTATTCTCTAGGCTGAAGTAATCGTAATTATTAACTCCCGCTTTACTAGCAAGACCTTGGGTCCAAGTTGAAAGACTTTCTAAGTGTACAGATTCTGTTCCAAGTGCGTACCATATTAAGTGAGGAACATATGATTCCCATAGCTCTACTACATTACCAGATACATCTAGTTCAGAGTTAGATAGAACCATGTCGATGGTTTGTTGGATAGCTTTCTTGGTTCCTTTACTCTTATAAACTTCTACAGCAGATCTTAGCTGTTGTCTCCACTTTTCACTTTCAGGTCCTAGGAGATCCCACCCAATAAGTTTTGCCATATAGGGCAGTAAATCCAATGGAGCATTCTGGATATCGTATAAGAGGCCAATCCTCTCCGACTCACCCGCTCTATCCGCAAAAGCGTAACCTAAGGCAGTGTTTAGCTTCCTGTGTGGTCCTTTAGAGATGTAATCGTCTAGTATGACTCCCGCATCTATGAAGTCATCTAACGCGCTCTTAACAGCGAAATCAGTGTCATCTATACCTAAAGGAGAGTAAATAATGTCTAGCATCGTTTCCAGCTTCTCTAACTGCTGAGTACCACTTGTGTACGTTGCAGTACCCGATAAATAGTCAGATGGGATGTCAATAAATGTGGAACAGGTTGCTAGGTTCCTCCAAATATAGTTAGTGACACCTTTCATGCCATCAACAAGGTCTAGACTTTGACCTTTATAAAGTGTATTAAAACTATCTAAGAGAAAAGACGAGGGGCTGTAAGCGAGGCTACCGTCTGCTGAAGTATTCAGGAAATAAAACCACCCAAGGTTTTCAATTAGATAGTTGTGTACTGAGCTAGCATCCGAGTTACTGGTGTATGCACTTAGGACAGAGATGTTCGCCTCTAGAGACGTTGGTTCATTCTGCACCAGAGGAAGGAAAGTTCCAGATAGAAAAGTATTAAAGTCTGCACTAGTCGTGTATTCTGAAGTTTCATACCCAAGGGGATTGAGTATCTTGTTGTTTAAAGTTTCTGTACTTACTTTAGTTAGGTTGTTCTGCTTTACAAAATACTTAGAAATTCCACCTATTGTTCCGATAGCGGAGGTGTGCGTGTTAGCTATAGCTGATATGTCTAGATAGGTACTAAGAGTATTTGCAATAGATGTGTGAGAGTTTATTATCTGAGATACAGGGTTTAACTCTTTTCCACTAAGGTCTAAATCCTCTTGCAAGTATGTATTAGGCGTAATTATCTCTACAGCTTCAACGTAGTTTCGCTTTGTGTAGGTTCTAGGGTTAGGAGTATACTTGCTCATGTTATTAGTATGTTGATTTACGCTAGGTAATCGGCTCTAATAGTTAAGTTATTCAACTGTATAATCTCATTAAACAGTACTGGTACATCGCTAGTTAGATTATCAATATTAGAAAATCTAACCTCAGGAACCTCAAATATAGTTCTGTTTAGGTCAGATAAATTAAGTCTATCTCCCATATCTTGGTTATCTATATTGAAGAATGTTACTATCTTGTCTCTAACCTTAGCCATAATAGTTGATTCTTGAGGCTCTAAGAGCTTATCAATCTTAATAGTAACTACCAAATCAAGAGTTCTAATAAGACCATCAGAGATTACAACTTCATCTGTAACCATCTTCTTTATATTAAGAGCATCAAGAAGACTAATTTTAAAGTTGGGTACTGCTTTCTGCAACTGATTGTCCGAAGCTTTCTCTAGGATATACAGATCAATAATATTAGCAGAGGAGTAAGCCTTCCTTGTGGTTGCCGTAGCTTTACCAACTGTTCCAAAATCACTTACATGGTTGTTTGCGAACACAATATAATCCTCTAAGGTAACAACTCTATCTTGTCGTGCGAAAGTTAGAGGACCCCATCGTTTCGCGTGATCTGTTGTCTCCGCATTAGCTCCACCTGTAGCTGGGGTGGGATTTCTTATAGTAGCTGTAGCCTCGTTAGCAGTTAAGGTTCCAGTTATAGACTCTGGTAGTAGGTTTCCTCTGTTTCCACCACCAATCCTGTAACTAACAAAGTATGTATCAGAATTTCCAGGAGATACTCCTGCTGTTCCATCCCCAAATACCACTGTAGCATTGAAGTCTGAGTCATAACTTATCTCGAATATCTTATCCGTAGTGCCAGATGCTTGAAATAAGTTATGAACTTCCGAGTACGACCCATCAACTGTTGAGTCTTCAGATGTCATAAATACTTGAACACTTCCATCAACGACAGGACCACTACCTAATGCAATACTCTTCAAACCTTCAGTACTAGCAAAAGAGCCTGAGTCTGTTACGAAGGCTCCCTCCTGTACAACAAGGTTACTAAATCCCACAGGGTTTAGAGAGTCCACAGACGTATCAGCCTCAATATCATAGAGGACTAAAGATCCGTCTACGTTAGTGGTATCAACTTTTCCATTTACTACCTTATACAACGTGAAGTTTAAGGTTCCCCCATCCTCGGGAGAAACTGCGGTGAATACTCTGTTAGCAGCAGGGATATTATACTCTGTTGAGGATGCACTGAAA